GGACCTCCTTCGCCCCTTATGTCTATTAGTCTTTCTATAGGCGTGTCATTGGTCCTTCTGGTAGCAAACGTAGTGTAATGTTGAGGGTTATTGTAGTAGTAATGCATACCCTTGCCGGTAACGACTTTGTAAGGTGTAACAGGTAGGTTTTTCTCTACCCAGGTCATAGCTTCTGGCGAATCAGCGTCAACCACTATAAATTCACCACACATCAAGGCTACTACTAGATTATCGCGGTCTTTGAACCACTTCTGTACCAGTTTGCGTTCTGGTCTTTTCTTCTTATATTGATCCCACCCTTTTAAGAAAGGAGGCGGTTTTTTATTTGAACGTTGTAAAGGGACTACGTTGTAGCCTTCATCATAATAGCCTAAAGCAAGATCAAGAGAAGAATCATTCTCTGAAAACTTAAGCTGAAACATTTATTCTGTATTTTCAATTATGTCCTTTAAATTACCGTAAATAGATTCAAAATCTAACCTGCCCTCTGTTGCTCTGATTATATTTTTTGCTTGCGGTATTGATGGCAAACGATATCCATATCTCCAGGCTTTTATAGTAGAAACAGAACAATTGAATAATTCGGCTGCCTTAGCGTGTCCTAAAAATTTTATGTATTGTGGTAATGTATAGCGTTCCACTTTCCTGTCTCTTATCTTTGGTGTTATATTTTTTTTCTCTAATGTTTTAAGTTCTAATGTTGCTAATTGTTTAGTCCTAAAATAATAATTAGCTAACCATTCTACATTATTATTTGTTTCCAAGTTACTCCTCCGAAAAATAGTTATTTACTTATGGTAATCTATAAATTACAATAAAGCAATTTTATAAATATTAGAGGATAATAATATGGCTGAAAATGTACTTATGGATCCCTTTGATACCATACTGGATCAGGGGTTGAAAATATTAATTTATGGGGACACCGGCAACGGTAAAACTAGGACCTCAATAACTTGTCCTGGCAAAGTCTTGATACTTAATGCAGAGGCTGGATTACTTTCAATCAGAGATTGGGAGAATGATCCAACTAGAAACGCAGAAGTAGTAAAGGTTTTGAACGTACAAAGTATTCAAGATGTTGAGGACGCTAGGAAAAAACTTGAAGCAGGAGAACTAGAATTTGATACGGTTGTTTTAGATTCAGTATCTGAAATAGCTGAAATTATGTTAGCTGAAGAAAAGAGACGTAATAAAGACGCTAGAGCAGCATACGGTAATGTAAATGAAAGCATGACTAAGTTGTTAAGAGCATACAGAGATTTAAAAATGCACGTTTTGTTTCTTTGCAAACTAAAAAAATCAAATAATGATGGTGCTTGGATGTTTGAGCCTGCCCTTGTGGGACAGCAGTTAGGCCAACAAATACCTTACTTTTTTGATGAAGTGTTTGCTATCAGAACGGTAGAAGAGCAAAATGAAGACGGTCAAACCGTAAGCAATTCTTGGTTGCAAACTAAACCTGGTCAGAACTACGTTGCCAAGGATAGAAGTAACGCTCTTGCAGACTTTGAGGAGCCGAATATAACCAACATTATTGACAAAATACAAAATCAAAGTAAAACACAAGAAATAGGAGGTGCTGATGAATGATTTTGATGGAATGGACTTTTTTGAAGACGGCGATCAAATAATGTCCGAGAGTGCTGCCGGAACTTTGACTGCACCTTCGGGCGATTACGAAGCAGTCATTGTAGAAGCTGAAAACACAACGTCAAAGGCGGGCAATAAAATGTCTGTCATAACGTTTCAGATTGACGGCGGAAACTACAGGGACCACAGAGAATACTTTAATCTCTGGCACCCGAAAGATGAAGTTCAGGAGATCGCTAGACGTAATCTTTCTATACTTTGTAAGAAGTTGGGGCTAAAAGCTTACCCTAACAACATAGAAGATCTAAAAGGATCTATCTTGAAAGTTACTCTCGAAAAATACGAAGACGGTACTTACGTTGACAAAAATGACGAGGAAAAACCTAGCTATAAAAATAAGATACTAGGTTATGAAATGGCTGATAAAGAGGAAATACCTATTCCAAAGGTACCAGAAAAAACTTCCTCAAAGCCATCTTTGAGTTAAACTAGAACTTGGTGGGCGCTCCTGTATATTCGTTCTCAAAATATGCGTCCACCTCTTCTACCTTAACTGCCTAAACTTAACGGACCGAACCTTTCCTATCCGCTCCAAAACATACCTCTCCAGGACTGCCAAAACTAACCCTAACTTTACAAAACATGCCCTACCTCGGCTCACCAAACCGTTCCATAACTGCCAAAACTCAAAATTGCCCAAACACAACGGAACGTAACAGACCAGACCTAACCATAACTGCCTAAACTTACCCTAACTTGACTAAACATACCTCTCCAAAACGCACCCAACGCTAACTGCCTAAACTTACCGGAACTTACCATAACTTACCCTGACTCGTCGAACCAGAACACTCCAAAACTGCCTAAACTTAACGAACCAACCCTCTCCGCAACCAACCTCTCCATAACTGCCTAAACTAACCCTAATGTAACTCGCCTCATCTTACCTCTCCATAACTGCCATACTTAGCCACGACACACCGAAACGCGACAGACCGTACCGAACCAATCCTTAACTGCCTTACGCTAGTTTTGTTTTAAGTTGTAACTGTTTCCTTCTTTTTCTGATTGGTTTTCTTGCAGCTTCTAATGCTTTTTTTGTATCGCCTTGCAAAAGCCGTAAAGAATGCATCTCTTCGTGCAAACGATTGATACGGTTTTCCAAAGATAAAAACATTTGCAAAGCTTTTTCGTCGTCGGTTATAGCTTCTGGCGTGTAAACGTATTGTCTGTCACCTTCCTCAGCAATACTGACAAACGCATGCACGGTCTCTTCTGCGTGTTCGTTGACATAAACTTTTGCCGTTGCTATTAGCATCCTGGCTTGATGCAAGCGCCACTGTATAGCAGCGCTCGAATCATTCCAATCGAAATGCGAATGCAAAGGATGTCTTTTTTTCTTTGCTTCGGTAACAACATTCTCTGCAGACAAAGATCCATATTTATCTTTAATCTTAAGCAGTTCTGCCGTTACGTTTACTTTCATTTCAATAGGTTTTGACATTAAGAACCTCCGTTAGCTACATGAAACATGCCAAAGGTACCGTTTTTCTGCGGTCTCCATTCGCCAACACCAATAGTTTGACCGCCGTGATTCAACAGATTTGCTATCTGTTCTGGCGAAATTTTATCGGCGTCGTAACGAATCAAGAGTTTTGCCTTCCATTGTTTGAACTCAGGACGGTATCTTAGGTCTTTATTGCCCTGTACGTTGACCGGATCCTTCCTAAGAGTTGGTTTCTTGGTTTTAAGTGACACACACTCGCCATCTGGCGCGTTAGGTAACACAAAAAACATTTGCTTCAGATCAGTCATAACTAATCCTTGGCCCTTACCTGCGCGTACAGCGCAGTGTTTGAACGCAGAAGCTGGGAAACCATAACCTCCACCGTCTTGCACATAAGCAGATTTTAGATACTCAACTTTAGGATCTATTGGGGCTCGGTTATTTTTTTTGGCCTTACCCATCCTAGCGTCTTCCATAGCTTGTATGGTCGCTTCTTTCATTTTGTTTTGTATCATAGGCGTTAAGCCCTCCACTTCTAATTCCACCATTTGAAAATTTGGTGGATTGATTGCTATTTCTACACTTTTTTTAACTGCCATTTTTTTCTCCTTTATTAGTTAAATTAAGTTCAATAATATTAGGTGAGTTGTATATAGACGGTTTATCGCCATCTATAACGACGCCACGATAGTGACTAAGCACACCCTCCAAATATATCCACCCAGACTCCATATCTCTGTCAGACATCTTGAATATCTTGGTGGCATAAGGTTTCTTTTTCTCTTGGGCGACAAAATAAAAACCCTCTACTTTAAACCCCGCTCTCTCAAAAGCACGCTTATACCAAGCGGCTTGTAAGTCATACTGATAGTTCCTAACCGATTTAGTAAATCCGTACACAGAACAATCGCTAGTGGTTTTGTAGTCCACAAGTATGATTGAGTTTGAGTCAAAGGTTGGATCCAAAGGATAACGCAGTACATCTGCCTTAACCTTAAGTAGTAGATCTTTTTCGTACCAGAACAAAGCACGTTCATACGGTTTGCCAAATACACCAGGAAACTCATCTTCGTTTGGGTGTAGTAGCTTGTCTCCTTCCGGTATCAAAGCCTCGCGCATTTCAAATATAGTATCGCGGTCTGCTTTGGAGATTACGGTATAGCCTCTTTTCTCGTAATCTTCTTTGAGTTCTTTGTTGGCCTTGGTGTACATAGAACCGTTTATACAGGCTATCTCTTTGTTAAATGCGTCCTCTCCCTCTACGATAAGAGCGTGAGCGGCGGTACCAAAGCGTAAAGCTGCAGATTCAAGCATTTCTTCGTGTAAAGCGTGTTCTTGGCTTTGTGCGAACCTTCTTGCGGTTGATGACGATAGACCAGGGCAATTGTGATATAAATCGTTTGGCATATCTTCTAGATAGTAAGCGTCGCCTAATACAACGCTATCCCTGTCTTGTAGTATTTCAGGTAATTCGTTCATTTCTTCTCCTTTGTGTTTCCTCTACGATTACATTCACGACACTCTTTAAGTCTTTTGCAGCCTTTTGAGCCTCGAAAAGAATGATCTCCATCTCAGCGTCGGTCATCTCTGACACCGGCTTAGATACTGTTTCTATTGGTAAAGCCATAGTATTTCTCCATATAATTTGTTATCCATTAACTTGCATTCTATATCATTATAAAATAAAATGCTACTATAAGTAAACACATGAGGGATAACATGAGTAAACTAAAGAATATATTGATTGACAAACAGGACGCTTTTGAGTTGGCCTGCGGAAAAGGTTATGAAAATATTTCAGAATTAGTAGACAATTATCAACACTTTCATAACGAGATACTTGGAAAGCCATCTATAGATCCAAGGTCTGATTGTGATGATTTTCTACTGATGACGGACCAGAATATACCAATCTGATCCGCTAAAAGAGAGATTGTCAGATCATACCCACTCCTGAGATGGCAGTCTCTCGCCTTTATAGTGGGGTAAAAGATGATAAAAGTAAAAGATTCTGTAATTTTAGACACAGAACAAGAGATAAATGACGCAGTAATGACCATAGTACAAAACTTTGTCAGGCTGCCGGATAACGAAAAAAAGGCAATAATTAACGCACTCCAGGAACTTATGTAATATTGTCAGACTTTTGTCAAAAGACTCTGACGCGGTTTTAGTCAATAAACATAAGGGTTTCAGGATTATTTTATTTTTTTCATTTTTGT